CATGAAGGTTGGCATGCTGCACAAGATTGTATGGCAGGTACGATTGATAATAGTATGATTGCTATCATTAAACCCACAGATCAAGTGCCAATGTTATGGAGTGAAATGGTGGAGCGCACCTATCCTGAGTCAGCATGGCCCTGGGAAAAGGAAGCAACATGGGCAGGTAAGACAGAAGGTATGACTATGAATGCTCTCGCAGCATGTGCTGGTGGTAATATGTGGGAAGTATATGACCCAACACCACTGACCCGTAAGTATCTGATAGATTATGGATACATTAAAGAGTAATCTATAAAATAAATAGAGCTGCCTTACTCTCAATTCATGGAATCAACCCCTAAGAAGAAAGAGGAAGCCAAAAAGGAAAATAAATTTGAGTGGGCGGACGAGGGTGTATCAACTCTTGTCCGCGTAGTTATTCTTGGATGGTCAGCAGCAATTCTGACTCTTAACTATGTAACTGTTCCTGGTGTTCCTCAAAAAAATATCGATCCAACTTTTATCGCCAGTGTGTTCACTGGAACTTTAGCTACTTTTGGAGTCATGCCTTCTAAAAAGAAGAAAGACGATGAAGTAAAACAAGCACCTACGTTGGAGAATAAAGACAAAAAAATTGATTGAATGTTATGAAATTTGAATTAGATGTTGATGACTATGCCATCATCCTCAATGCTTTACACTACTACAAAAAAGTAGAGAAGCGAGGTAATTTTAAGCAATACAATGAAGAACGTGTAAATAAGTTGAGAGATAAGATGGCATATCAATTAGTTCCAAATACATTTAGTAAAGGAAAAGACTAAAATGCAAAAATTAATCAACGCTCTCGCAGTTCTATCTTTCTTAGGAACTGCAACTATCGTGGGTGCTGGTGCATATGTTTATGTGAACAAAGATTCACTCATCGAACAAGCAAAAGAAGCAGCAACTAAAGCAGCAACAGAAGCAGTCACTAGTGCTCTTCCTGGTATGCTAGATGGACTTATGCCAGAACTTCCTGGTATGACTGGTGGTGCTATTCCTGCTGCTCCTAGCGTTGGTGGTGGAGCTCCTGCTGTAACTGGTCCTGCTTTACCTTTCTGAGAATTTGCTGAGACCTGTTAAATAGGTATAGCTATTATACTTATCATGGCACAATCGACATATAAGAAACGTCAAAAGAAAGAGGCGACTGAAACATTTTTCCTGTATGTATTTTTTCATTCTATGTGGACAGGAATTTTTAAATTATTTGAAGACTAATGCCTGAGATACCTATTATTACAGGTAGGGACATTAGTATTAAAGGTATTAATATTAATACTATATCTACCTATGACTTTAATAATCCTTCAACATCCGTACCACTAGCAGCTCCAGTAGTAGTAAACATTGGTGTACCTGTGGTTAATATACCAGGATGTGTTGAGGCAACTGAAACTAATACTGCTAAAAATAATCAACTGAGAGAGGATGATCCAAATGGTGTGGTTACGTTTTGTGATTCTGGTGTTCCCAGTTTTAATCCTATTTCTTTTGAACCAAACCAAATGATTCTGTCGGGTCCACCTCAAGTGAACTCTCAAAAACCAGATAAACCAAAACCACCAGAAACAAAAACAGATACACCACCACCTCCACCACCTACTGCTAATGTAGAATGTCCTACTAAAGTACAGAAGGCACAAGAACCTGTAGGAACATTAGTAGAAGGATTTAGAAAGAAAGTTACTGGTTACGAACTCATTGATAAGACATGTGTTCAGATAACAGAACCAGTTTCTCTACCTACACAAATACTTGCTGGTCTACCTAGTGGTGGTCAGGTAGTACAAGTGGGTGGTATTGCTGTCATCGCTACATCATCAGCACTACTAGCAAAACCGCTGGCAGACATACTATTGAAAGCAGTCAAACCAGCGGTTAAGAAAGTTATGAAAAAGATTGCTACCTTACGTGGTAAGAAACCTCCTATCTTGTCGTCAGGGGAGCGCCGAGCTGAGCAGCGTCAGATGAATGAGGCTGTACGGGTATTGCGCTCTGTTTTCCCAAGGAAGAAGAAGGGATAGCGTGAACGTGTGGATGTTTATGTCCTGGTGGATTGTTTACCAACACATCAGCACACACAGAATAGTATGGACTCTTGGGATGAAATTGAATTCCACGTAATTTAAGTTCCCCACAATTTTTCAAACGAGCTATCTCAAAGTCTAATCTTTTATTGGCAACTAACTGACTAGTCAATTCAATCTGTGTTGTTGCTGCTCTCTTACATAGATCTTGTAAGTTTTTATCGATAGGTGTGCTCCATGTCATAGAGAAACCTAGACCTAAACTATAATTATCTTTCTGCCCTGTTCTAGTTCTCTTAGTGAATAGAATATCTCCTGGATTGTCTATCAAGCCGTCTTCATTAATGTCACTGATATCATACACAGGATCATCATAATAACCTTCAAAAGGTTTAGAAGCAGAGACACTTCCTGTTACATACGGTGTGAAATTGCGAGTGGGACCCTGACACTGAATCCCCCCTCCATATGTGTTTGTAATGTATGGTCCCTGAAGGACTTGAATAGCTTGGTTTGTAACGGAACCTGAACTATTAGCCACAGGAGAAGCAGTAGCAGACACACCACCAACAGTTTCAGCATAAGAAGGATTAGCGAATAATAAAGTTACTGCGAGAAGATACTTGTAGTGTCGGTTATGCTTGTGACCTCCGTCACTCTTTGAATAATTGTTTGATTTTGTAAACCAGGGCCGCTGTAAGTTTCTGTAAACTGAAACGCTGCTCCTGGTGTTGTCTGTGTGAACGATGGTTTGCTTGCTACTCCAGTCCATGATGAAGTCACTCCATTAATAGTTACATTTTTAGCACCTGTTCCTGGTGAAAGGTTTCCAGATGCTTTTACACCAGTGCCAGTAGCAGAATACTGATATCCAGTGTTATAATCCATCGAGTTGATGGTCTCAGTTACTGTTTGAGTCGTCTCTGTATGGCTCGTCATAGAGCCTTGTGTGAAGTTAGGGATGACTGGAACCGCCATTGCTGGAGTTCCAATCAAAAACATCATAAGAAATAATTTCTTCATGACTATTTACTCAACTTATCTTATGTAGATTTCGGATACAAATTGGCCAGTGGCACTTGTACCAGCCCCACCAGCAGTCAATGACATAATCCCAGCAGAATCGATAGAACCATCCAAAGTACCAGCAACGCCACCAGCAGTTGTCGTGACATTTCCAAACGCAGGTAAGGAGTCCGCCACACCACTACTAAGGGTTGTTCCTGCTGTGTTGACTGCATCTCCGTAGACGAATCCTTCTGAAAAGGAAAATGCACTCCCTGCAGTAGTCACAGAGTAAGCGCCTTGAATCTGAGTAGCAGCAGCACTGGTGCTACTAGGAGCTGTGATTCCACCAAAGGTTCCAGCAGTAATATTATTACCACTTACTGAATATGTTGATCCCATTCTACTTGCCTGAGATGCTGCAGAATCAACTGTGAGTTGAACAGATGTAGACATTCTTGACGTAATATCGGCGTGTGCAGGTGCCGTCAACATTAACATTCCTATAAGCACTAACGTTCTTTTCATGAAGACACCATTAGATGTGTGGCTATTTATTGATGGGGCCCCTTGACAGCGGACCCAGGCCGTGTTATTATAAATAAGTCAGCAGGTTAAGGAACCAACACATTTCTTAACAAGACTTAACACCCCACAAACCAAGACCTATAGGGTGTATAAAAACGTCTTTCATATCCTTGCCTTAGGGTGGCGAGGAAATAGTAAAACCATCATTTCCCTGATGATCTTACTTTTTTCAATTCAATGGCTAACGCTACACTTTCAAGACAACAAACCTCTCCGTGGAATGATTTCTGCGAGTGGGTAACATCAACTAACAACCGTTTGTATGTTGGTTGGTTCGGTGTACTGATGATTCCTACGTTGCTTGCTGCAACTATCTGTTTCATCGTTGCTTTCGTAGCAGCACCTCCCGTCGATATTGACGGTATCCGCGAACCCGTAGCTGGTTCACTAATGTATGGCAACAACATCATCTCTGGTGCAGTTGTCCCAAGTTCAAACGCAATCGGTCTCCACTTCTATCCCATCTGGGAAGCAGCATCACTCGATGAGTGGCTGTATAACGGTGGTCCTTTCCAACTAGTAGTCTTCCACTTCCTTATCGGCATCTATGCATATATGGGACGTGAGTGGGAACTTTCATACCGTTTAGGTATGCGTCCATGGATCTGTGTTGCTTACTCCGCACCAGTCGCTGCTGCGAGTGCAGTATTCCTCGTATATCCTTTCGGTCAAGGTTCTTTCTCAGACGCAATGCCACTTGGCATCTCTGGTACATTCAACTACATGCTTGTATTCCAAGCAGAGCACAACATTCTTATGCATCCCTTCCACATGTTGGGTGTAGCAGGTGTATTCGGTGGTTCACTGTTTAGTGCAATGCACGGTTCTTTGGTTACATCTTCACTCGTCCGTGAGACGACTGAAACTGAGTCACAGAACTATGGTTACAAGTTCGGTCAAGAAGAAGAGACCTATAACATCGTTGCAGCACATGGCTACTTCGGTCGTTTGATCTTCCAATACGCTTCATTCAACAACTCACGTTCATTGCACTTCTTCCTCGCTGCATGGCCTGTTGTTGGCATCTGGTTCACCGCACTTGGCGTGTCCACGATGGCGTTCAACCTTAACGGTTTCAACTTCAACCAGTCCATCCTTGATGGTCAGGGTCGTGTGCTCAACACATGGGCAGACGTATTGAACCGTGCAGGTCTTGGTATGGAAGTTATGCATGAGCGTAACGCACACAACTTCCCACTTGACCTTGCTGCTGTTGAGTCAACTCCTGTTGCACTTATCGCACCTTCTATCGGTTAATATGGAACCTGGTAGTCTTTACCCCATCACAACATATGTGGTGGGGTTTTTTATAGGTATTTTAACTGTTGCAATTCCCCTAATTTGTGTGATACTATTATGATTGGTAAACTTGATCCAGAGGAACGTATTATGAATGACATTCTCGATGACCCTTATTCTAGGTATCTTGAGTTACGTCAAATTGATGAACTCAAAGATCTTTTTGACAAATATGGATGGGAAGCATCTGACGATATTGTAATTGAAATGGCAGGAACTCAAGTCTCTGGTATCGATGTTGGAGAAGAGTACAATAAGAAGTGGCAATCACCTATTGGTACTCGTAAGTGCAATAAAGAAGCATTTATTGTCATCAAAAATCTCTCCAGAGATCCATGGATTCCTTCTCAGCCTATGGATAGAGAACACAAACCTCAACATCCATATTCATCATGAATCTGATAACAAAAGACAGTCCTCAGTATTTTGAACTAACATCTGAAGAATCTTATGATCGTCATGATTATAAAGTAGTCATGAAAGATGGTAGATCATTCATAACTGGCGATTGGGAAAATGCTCAACTCATCTGGTTTCAAAATCCATCACAATTAATATCACACATAGAGGTTTTGGATAAACTCAACACAACCACAGAAAAATCAAAAGGAGGATTTAAATAAAATGGTTGCTTCAACATTACAACAACAACGGAGAGGATGGTTCGATGTCCTGGACGACTGGGTTAAACGGGATCGCTTTGTCTTTGTGGGTTGGTCTGGACTATTACTTCTTCCCACTGCTTATCTGGCCATTGGCGGCTGGCTTACTGGCACAACTTTTGTTACGAGTTGGTACACCCATGGTCTTGCTAGTTCCTACCTTGAAGGTGCTAACTTTCTCACAGCAGCTGTCTCGACGCCTGCTGATGCTATGGGTCATTCTCTTCTGCTACTTTGGGGTCCTGAATCTCAAGGGAACTTTCAGCGGTGGTGCCAACTTGGAGGGCTTTGGTCCTTTGTTGCTCTCCACGGTGCATTTGCCCTTATAGGTTTCATGCTCCGACAGTTTGAACTGTCACGTCTCATTGGTATTCGTCCTTACAATGCTATTGCGTTTTCTGGTCCTATCGCTGTATTTGTCAGTGTCTTTCTTATCTATCCACTGGGCCAGTCTTCATGGTTCTTTGCTCCCTCCTTTGGGGTAGCAGCAATCTTCAGATTCCTACTCTTCCTACAAGGGTTCCACAACTGGACGCTCAATCCCTTCCATATGATGGGAGTTGCAGGTATCTTGGGAGGAGCATTGCTGTCTGCTATCCATGGTGTCACAGTAGAAAATACATTGTATGAAGATGGAGAACAATCAAACACATTCAAGGCATTTGATTCCACTCAAGAAGAAGAGACCTATTCTATGGTCACTGCGAACCGTTTTTGGTCGC